CAGATGTCATGAAGCAGCAATTCCCTCCGATGGCACTGGCCCTGGGTGGAATTGCCGATGCCATGAAGCCGACCACTTCAGGCAACAATGTCAGCCTGTCGGTTGCGGGTTCCACGTTGTCCCCGGCAATCAAAACCTTCCTGCCCTTCTTCATGATGGGCTTTGGTGGTGGCGGTGGCGCTCCCCCAGCTCCCCGTCCGCCCGCAGGCAACTAATCCTGCTGTTTCAAATCAGTTTCATAATAACAAGGTTTAACTCGCAACTTGGTGTATAGCGAATGCCAGCCGCCCTGAAAAGTGTTTAAACCAACACAACTACTAGTCTTCAAATGAGAGGCATTAAACTTCTCATTAAAGTCAACAGATAGCCGATTGGAACAGACCCCAAAAGGCAAAGGGCAAGCTGTAAAAACACGAATGTTATTTTCAGCGATCTTTTGCGCATCGCGAATCTCCTCTTTTAGTGCATTACTCCAAACGCACCAATATTGATAATCTCGTTTACAAACGTGGTTTTCATCACAGAGATTCTTACAAATAAGACATACAAAATTTTCGTAAGTAGTCAAAACCCACTCTTTGTCAAAATGAAAAGAGAAATTATTTACAACAAAACGTTCACTTAATAAATGCCATACGCGGTTAATTTCCCATAACATGTTGCTATCTAGGAGAGCTTCACCTTTTGTTAGGTAAAGTTTATTCCAAGGGTAGCCACACGAGGTACTGTTATCAACACGTTGCAATGTGTCGTTTAAACTCATAATTCGCCAATTTCGAACAAAGGGACCAAATTCACGCTCAAGAGCATCTAACGCTTTAGCGCGTATGTCACTCTTAAACATGGGTTGGCCCTTTGCATATTTTGAAAGACCTTTATAGGCGGCTGTCAAATTTGGCGTAGGTAAGCCCCAAGACGGATCATTGTCCGCCTCGCCGTGTGTGATACAGAACTGGAAATAAATTGAGTCAAGATGTCTTTGATTTCTCAAATTTGGGAACTTTTTAACAGAACCAATTTTTGAGAAATATTGGTCACTTAGAGTATTTACAAG